GGTAACAGTGATGGAGCACCTCCAGTAGCTGAGAAGACTATTACAGTAGATGACCTACTTATTAGTTCAGCTTTCGTCTATGAATTGGACGAAACATTGGCTCATTATGAGTTGAGGGGAGAGATCTCTAAGAAGATTGGATATGCTCTTGCACAGAAGTATGACAGATTAGTATTCCGTGCTATTGCACGTGGAGCTAGAGCTGCTTCTCCAATCACTAAGTCTGGTTTTGTAGAGCCAGGTGGAACACAGATTCGTGTAGGTACCAACAACCAAGCATCAGATGCTTATGTTGCTGCTTCACTAATCA